CAATACCCAAAGATTCAGCACTTGCATCCCACGTTAGGTTTTGTGATGTTCCTGTATCATCGTAGAAGGAGATGTCTCCGCCTGAGCCAATATTTAATCTTGACTTTTCTGAACCAGAAGTTGCTGTTTTTAACGTAAGCGAAGTGTTACCTGTTCCTCCAGCGTCTCCTGCTGTAATTGCTACACTATCTGCTCCTGAATTACCAAAAGCGGCATAAGTTGTACCTGTAGAATTATTAATACGAATACCCATCAAGCCATTAATATCAGTGTTAGCATTTTGGGTAGCCGTTATAGCTGTCGTTGTGTTGCTATTAACAGTAACCGCACCAACAACAGTCAACCCATCCATTGTAGCTGTACCTGTTACGTCTATACCTGTTGAGGTTGTAGCTAGTTTTGCATTACCATAATTATATAAAATTGCAGAACCTGCACTTCCATCTGCTCTAAAATAATTAACAGTTCCACCTGAACCATTATCACTATTTATTACAACATCATTATCATCTGCTTCTGCTCTAATAACTAATGCACCAGTTTCCGAACTTATAAAATTATTAGTACCATCATGATAAATCTGTAAATCTGAACCTGCTCCAAAGATAGCTTTGTCGTTATCGCCAAATAATATGTCATTACCGTTAGTATCTAAATTACCACCAAGCTGAGGAGTTGTATCTTCAACAACTTCATTAGTTGCAGCAACTGTAGTATCTACATAAGCTTTAATAGACTCTGAAGAAGCTAATGTACTAGCTGTTGCAGTTGCAAAAGTATCATCGTCAAGGAAAGCTGTACCGGATACACCTGTATTGATTACAGGGCTTGTAAGTGTAGCACTTGTAAGGGTTTTATTTGTTAAAGTCTGTGTGCCTGTAAGTGTAGCAACTGTAGAGTCTATATTAACTGTAACAGTATTACCTGAACCTACAGTATCTAAACCTGTCCCTCCAGCGATTGTAAGGCTTTCAGAGTCGAGGTCAATACTTAAAGCACCTCCGGTATCACCTTGGAAATCTAAGTCCTGTGCAGTCACCTGAGAGTCTACATAAGCTTTTACAGATTGTTGAGTCGGTAAAAGCGTTGCAGAGTTTGAAGACATATTATCTTCATCTGCAAAACCTGCAATAGTTATTGTACCATCTGATAAATCTGTAAAAGTAACAGCACCTGCAGTTGTTCCACCGATAGTAACACCATCAATAGTTCCACCGTTAATGTCTGCACTTGTTGCTGTTAAACTTGTAATTGTTGTAGCAGCAATAGTACCACCTTCAACTTTATCACCAGAAATTTGGTCATCTGCTAAAGTAAGTGTACCTGCAGAGACGTTTAAAGTTTTACCAGCTCCTACAGTTATATCTGAAGTAGCTATGGTAGCACCATCAATTGTACCACCGTTAATATCTGCTGTATCAGCTACAAGACTATCTATGTTAGCTGTACCATCAATGTAAAGGTCTTGCCATTCTTTTGTAGCACTTCCTAAGTCATATGTACCATCAGTGTTAGGAATAATATCTGAATCAATTTCAGCAGCTAAATTAATACTATCAGTATCTGCATCACCAAAGGTAAGATTACCTGAGATAGTAGCACTACCTGTAACGGTTAAATCACCACCAATACTAACATTACCTGTTGTTGTGACTGTATCTGTATATGTATCTTTAAATCTTAAACTTGTTGTACCTAGGTCAATGTCGCTATCTGTAACAGGTATAATAGCTCCATCAGCTATGTATAATTGTTGTACAGGTGCTGAAGATACTTCAACATAAAATTCTATGTAGTTATTGGTAGTATCTATTAATACTTTATTGTTTGGAGATGTCTCACCAGCATCACCAATAAGACCTATAACTGGTCCTTCGTTTGCAGTGCCATCATGCTTATGACCACCTGTATTACTAAAAGCATTTAAAAGTTGGTTGTACTCATTGTTAAATAATGCAGCAGTGATTGTATCTCCGTCTGCGAATGTACTTTGTCTTGTATAACCTGCCATTGTGTTTATCTCCTACCTGATGGAATGTAATCTATGTATAATCCGTTTATTGTGTATGGTGCGTTTGTATCGTTTGTTAATATTCTAAAGCTATTAGAGTAACCACTACCCTGAAGTGCTAACCTAACTAAAGGCTGTTCAGATGCTCCAAATTTTGCAGTGCCAAATAAAGCTGTACCAAATAAAGATGGAGCTGGTACGCTTTCTAATAAATAATCTTCAGGTTGTGGTGTATCACTACTATCGTAATCAAATCTAACTCTTACAATAGGCTGTACTTCATTTTCAGGACCTATAGATAGTTTAACGTAGTGTAAAGTTTTTAAAGTTCCAAAGTCACCATAATCATAATCAGGTGTTTGATATCTTGCATCTATTGCACTACCATCAAAATCATTACCTGTGTCATGTGTATAAACATAACCATCTGTATCACCATGAAAGAACTTTTCTATACCGTTATTATTAAAACCAGAATTAATTGCTGTAACTTCTAATCCTAATATTTCAGACCACTCAAAACCATTTGGTCTTATTGTACCTATTATACCTTTTTGTGAAACATTTGTCAAGTCTGTATCGGTATAAAATAATCTATATTGAGATTTATCTCTTAATACTACACTGTTTATTCTAAAATCATTGACATTTTGTGCTAGTTCTGTTATAATAGGCTGTATTGCTTTAGTAACTGTTCCTAACTCAACGTCACCAATTCTTGATGTACCTGCTACTGTTCTTAATCCATCTGGTGCTAAAAATATTAAATCACCAGCAATCTCTTGAATACTGTAACCACTTAGACAACCTACGTTTTCAGTAATAGGGTCTATACGAATATTAGCACTGTCATTTATGTTTATTAACTTATGTATACTGTTTTCAGCAAAAACAATTAAGTCTGTTCTAAATCCTTTAATGCCTTGTATCTTATCTGATATTTGAACTGAACCTGCACCAGGACCTGTAAAGTTATCAGGGTCGTTGTAAACACTATAATAAATATTGTTTAAATTATTTTCTACTCCTGCTGCTATTAAATGATGGTCGTGTATAGTAATATACTTTACACCATTAGTACCGTCAACCGTAATTTCTGATGTAAAAAATGTTCTAGTATTTAAAGCTCCTGTGCCTTCCATTCTAAAACTCCAAAGCTTATTAGCTCCGTCTGAAATGATTACTTCACCATAATTAAATGTAGCACCTTCAAAAAGTACAAACTGACATTGTCCTTGTCCAGTTCTAGCAGTAACTGATTTACCTGTAAAGGTTGCGTAATCATCTCCACCACCTGCTGATAATTTATTTATCTGTAACCAAGTAGCACCATCGTTACTAAAATAAATGTTAGTACCAGCAGTTACTATAACTCCATCTGCGTATGGAAAAGTTCCTAATATTTCTGTTGCACTACCTGTAGGTTGTGAAGCTGTAACATCACCAACTTTATATTTAGTATAACCATTTATACGTCTATAACCTCCAGATGTAGAAGATTCAAAGTTTTGTAAAACTGTAGCTACACCGGGTGTACGTAACAAGTCTATAGAGTTAGCTGATTTAACTAATCCACCTGCACATGCTACGGTAAAAGGTTGTGAACGTGCCATATATTTTAGAAGTAAGTTCTATCGTCTGTCATATACTTTGGAGCTGGATTCATAAGATTAGATTTCATATGTTTCATTCCTTTCTTATAATCATCCAAGGCGAAAGCTGCTTGTTGTGGGCTTTCTTTAAACTGCCAAATGTAATAACGACTTCTAGCTGTTATTATATTACTGTACTGCTCTGGTAAAGTGATTGTGTCATCGTGTGCTGATAACGCAGTCGGTCTTACGAAAGCATAAAAGTGTATATTATAAACCTTATCAGGTATTGGACTTAATCCAAACTTTCTATTGTCAGGAGACTTGATTACAAATCTAGGTTCTCCATAGTTTTGCGAGTTAGCATCATCTTCATTTTCGCTATCTCTGTAGTATCTTTTCCAATCTGTAAGGGTTAAAAACTTTAATCCTCTTGAGACATAAGGACTTGTTTCTCCGTCTACATTAATAGTTGTAGCATAGAAATCATCCCAGTCTATTGATGAATAGTCTGTAGTAATACTAGAACTATCAGACTTTAATGTGTACCATCTTTGACCTATAACTGAAGGGACAGTTACGTTACCATAAAAAGGGTCAGTAGTTCCACTTACGTTAGCAGCAAAGAAAGGTAATTGTGGTTCTTCGTTGGCTATATCAAATATAGATTTATTGATACTATCTTTAACAAACTTTTGAATACCTGTAGCGTTTGTAAAGTTTGCAGATGTTAAAGGAACTTCATTGAGTTCTCTTAGTACTTCGTTAGTTATGTCAAGATATGTTGTAGCCATTATTTTTTGTGAACCTTTTGAATTGGAAAGTTTGCTTCTAAACTTGCACCTTTATGTTTTACAAACTTACCTGTGTGTTTCATTAATTTAAACGTACCATTTTTTTGTTTCATCCAATGGTGTCCTTTTGGTGCTTTAACTTTCATGCTTAGTTAGCTTTAGCTTTTGGACATTCTCCATGACCATACATAGGTTGTCCTCCTTTAGCATATCCACCTTTATTATATAAAGAACGTGCTTTACCGCCCTTTTTAAAATTTAATCTTCCATCTAATTGTTTAAAAGCATCTACTCCTTCTTTAATATTCTTTTCATTTTTTAATTTACTTTGAAAAGTTTTTTCTGCTTTCATCATAGCTTCATTTTCTTTTTTAATTTGATTCATAGATTTATCACGTGTCGCATATTTTCCAGTAGTTTTACCTTCAATTTTTGCTTGAATTGAAGATTCTCTTTTTTTCATAGCTTCTTGAGCTTTTTTTACAACTTTAGGTCCATACTTTTTTGTTGCTTGTCTTGCACCGTTAGCTGCTATAAAACTAGCTGCTCCTTTTAAGGCTGCGGGTATTACAAATAATGCCATTTTTTTTCTCCTATATTAAATTTAAAAAGTGGAGGGTCTGTTAAGACCCCCCGAGTTTTGACAATTAGTCAATTACATAAAATGCACTTACTAAAGCATCATCTCTAAGTACTTTTGCACCATAGACATGTAAGCCTCTTACTATCTCACCAAATGATGAT